TTAAGTGCAACTGCACCATTAATATCTATTGTTGTAGCTGCTATTTGTACTTCTGTATCTGCGACAATATCTAATTGTCCATCAGTAGATGAATTAATATATAAAGCAGAATCTCTAAAAAGAAGTTTGTTAGTGCTATTTAAAGTTAAACCTGTGCCGTCAGTATGTGTTAAAGTTGTGTCAGAATCAGCACCAAATTTTAATACTGCTGAATCTGATCCTAAAATAAGATCATTACCTACAGTTACATCATTACTCGCATCTTCAAATATTAATTTACTTGCTGGAATTGTACAAAATACATCCTTTGTGCCAGAACTAAAATCAACAGCGTTATCGCTATTAGAAGAGGATATAATTGTTGTACGTGTAAGATCAGAACTATCACCATCTAATGTACCAAGCCCAACTTCAAACTCTGATTGATCTTGGTGTGCAATACAATAGTAAACTGTATTAGAATTACCAATGCCAGCTGCAAAAGTTTCAAAACCAGTTACCGCACCAGAAAGAGATACGGCACCCGTACCAGTTGTAGTGGTTGTTTCTTTTACACGATCATTAATGACTAATGCCATTTATACTCCTACGCTAATCTCAGTATAGCGTTACTTGCATCAGCTGTTGGAAACTGAATTGTAAATGTTCCGCTTGTAGATGTTTTATCTCCGCCAAAATCTAATATAGCAACTGCTTTGTTAGAATCAGAACTATTATAAATCATAGCTCCTCTTGCAGTAATAGTAGCTGACGTAAAAGATATGTCAGCAAAATCACAAATAGCAGTAGTACCTGAAGTTGTTGGCGTAACACTAGTCAATGTACCCCCACCAGACGAGTAAGAACCTGAATCAGATACCTCGTTAGATGTAGTAAAAGCAGTGGTTGAAGCACCTAAAGAAGCAGAACTTGTATACAATGCAATTTTAAAAGTATCACCCGATGAAGCAGTGAAATTGTGTGTGCCCTGAAGTAACTCTTGTTTGAAACTTGTGCAGACAGCTTGTGTTATTGCCATGTTTATTCTCCTCTAGTATTTGTTTTAACAGATTGCATAGGAAACTTTAATTCTCCATGCGTGTACTCATCTCGTCTATGTCTACCGGTTTGTTCAACTATCAGCTCTTGCATAGCACGTTGATAAGATTGTTCATATAATTGCAGCATTTCAGCTGGACCCTTCAAAAACTTGAAGGCTTCTGCAAGACATCCATACAACAAAACCATAGGGGCGTTGTTGCCTAACCATGAGGTTGTATTACTACTAGACAGTCTTGTTGGTAATCTAGTAATTCCTAACTCCACGTTATACGCTGAATCCGGCGTAGGAGCAAGATAAATTGTGTTGTGATCCCACCATGACCAATACTTTGGTTGGCCTGTAGCAGTTCTGTCTGGCCAATATTCATTCATGTAACTTATATCACGATGCTCTAAAAAATCTCTTGTTGGTGTTCCTGATGCAGGAAATATATGTACAGTTCTTATTGTAGCAAGCGATGTAGGATCTGGTGATGTTCCACCAGGTAATGATAAAAAAGGATTACTTGCAACTAAGGTAACAGATTGATGTGATTTGAATACATCGAGATCTGCTTCTTTTAATATTCTATTTTCTGTATGCTCAATAAAATCGTTTGTAATTGTAGATGTCAATACATCAGTGCTAGTTTCTGTGTAGTCTAAAATTTGTTGTGTTAGTTCTGCGTATGTAGTCATGATGATATGGTTACGGGTCCTGCCGAAGCAATCTCTCCTCCTCCTCTTATTGATGCTCCAGCGTGAGCTAAATCAGTAGCTATACTGTAAAAATCATCATCTATTTTTGTTATGGTATGCCCACTTGCCCTATTTACAGTGTTTGTAAAAATATCTACAACGTTTCTAAATCTAACAGTGTCGCCCGTAGACCTACCGTGTCCTGGTTCAAAAATTTTTATAATACTTTCACCTGTTGGAAATGTAAAAGCATTTCTAGGCAACAATCTTTCTGTTGCTGGTTCTTCTCTTGCTGGTCTTGGATACTGTAAAGATATTGCATCAGGCATGTGCTTGTTAGGTCTGTCCTGTGGTGTTTTAGGTTCAAACTCACTTTTATGTACACGTGCGCCGTTCCATTCTACAACCATTTCGTTGTATGGATATTCCATACCACTACGGTCAGAAATAAATTTTGCGTATTTTCCTGATGCGTAAGCCATCTATTAGCTCCAGGTATACTTGCCGCCCTTTTTAGCAGCGCCCATTCCTAGTTTAGTACCAGACACTTTACCATCTTGAGTTTGACCTTTGCCAGAAGTGGCTTGGGCTTTTACTCCTTCAGGTGTAATATCCTGTGCTTTACCTTTTGCTGGTGCAATACCTTTTGTAGTTATAGCAGCAGCCTCTACAGCAGTAGGTATATTGTTTTGACCTCTACCATAAGAACCTATCTTTTTATTAGATGCTTCTCTGGTGTTTGCTGTTTGAGTGTTATATCTTGGGTTACTCATTCGTCCTCCTTTTTACATTCACAGTTACCACATTGGCACTGTCCTCCGCAACATGAACCGCCATTACTACAATGACATTCATGATCACAATGTTTACATGTTGGCATATTTCCTCCTATGGTGTGTACGCCCGTGCTGGTTCAATTCTAAAAGAAACTCTTTCTCTATCGTTTTCGCTAGCACGCTTAAACTCTTCATCATACACCGCTTTTAAATTTGCACTTAACATTGGTGCTCTTTTCAAACTTATATAGTATGCCAAACCTGCAGTCAAACAAGGAAGAAAATAGAAAGGTACGTCAGCTTCATTAGTATAACTTCCTGCATCTTCTATTCTTGCAAGATAAAAATATTTGAATATATATGCTTTATCAGGGCTAGGATATAAAAACAAAGTCATATCGTTTGCTGGTCTACCACTAGCACTAGATCCCCCAGTTGTAACTGTGCCGGGAACTAAAGCAAATTGTGTAGGTCTTGCGTCTCCTGATGATGAGTTTTCTTTCTTACTTAAATTTATAAATTCAGTTCTAGATATCCTGTTAACAGCAACATCAGTTGTGCTACTATCACCTTCTAAATTAGAAGTTGCACCTGCTGTAGTTGTTACAACAGCGTCTACTATATCTATAACGTTTTGATCAATAGCATAGAAGTTTGTACCTGCAGTTAATGTTTGCGTTGCATAAGTTATGCTCCACAAATTTAAACCACGGTTTGCCCATTCTGCTAACATCAGATTCATAGATCGTCTAGCTGTTTTTAAATCATAACCAGTACGAGTCTCTAATTGACATCTTTCAAATGCTTCTTCTATTATCTCCTCTATTGAGAGATTAAAGGTTTGTGTGCCTGAGTAAGCCATCTAAACCTCTAATATATTTTTTGAAATTGTGCTACGACTGTGTAAACGTTACCAGAGTCAGCTGCACCTGGAACTACAAAGTTTACATCGCTTTGGTTACTGTTAGATGATTGATCTGCTGGTATGCCACCAAACTCTCTAAAATCCCAATACGCTGCACCTGTTAGTGCCAATATAGGAATATCTCCATCAGAATCTTCTTCGTCTAAACGCGCAAAAGAGTCACCTCCATCACCGCCTTGACATGAATACCATATTCTGTGTAATCCTAAATGTGCCACAGCTGTGCCATCGTTTCTAGCATTTAATGCTGAAACATCGCCAAATACTGTTGTGCTACCTGTTCCGTCTGATTGAACTACAATTTTAATAACAACTTGTTTGTCGTTTTCTTGTAGTATTGTTGGTCCTGTTACTGTGTCTGCCATGTTCCCTCCTTAATCAAGAACTGTGGGGCCGTAGCCCCACATTGTTAGTTTTACTGATCAGCAAACGCTGGTACAGTTGTTGATGTTACACTACCAAAAATTTGATAATTAGTTGTGTCTTTTCCAACAATAGTAATGTCAAATGCTTGTGGTACATTTACTTGAATACTACTGTTTGAGTTACCATCAGAAAATACAGAACTTATTGCATTACCATCTTGGTCATGAAAAGTTAATCCACCAATGTAAAAGTTTGAATTGCCTGGAGTAATGATGATCGCATCAGTGCCATCAGCTGCTCCTCCTGCATAAACAAATCTAAACACAGATCCAGCCACTGGTGCTGGTAATGTGTATGTATTATCTTGACTTCCATCTGGAACAAGTAAAATTCTTCCGCTGTGTGTAGCGTTTGTAAGAGTTACGTTTCCATCAGAAAGACTTACTGGTCCATCACCAAATGTTGCTATTTCAGTGATTGCTCCAGTAGAAGTATTTTTGCTTACAGTTTTAACTGTGCTTTCAGATCTAAGAGGACCTGTAAAAGTTGTATTAGCCATTTTTAATCTCCTTGGTCATATAGACCTTTTGTCATACAGTCTCTATATCGTCTTCCTAGCAAGTCTGTATAACTAATTAATACTAGGTAGGAGGGGGATAACCCCCTCCTTTGTTAATTTACGCTCCTGGTGATCCGAAGATACCTCTCCAGTCAGAGAACCCAAATGAGTATCTCTCTCTAGCTTTGTATCTAACGTTACCAGTATCGAAGTCGCCTTCCATCGCAGTTCGAATAGGAGCTCTAGTGAACATTTTCAGTCCATTAGGAGCATCTGTTTTAATGAAGAACGCGTCAGTATCAGTTAGGAAGTTGTTTACCACGTAACCTTGTGGTACCATTCCCATTGATCTGTGTGCGTTGATATCATTATCAGCAGTTCCTGTTCTACCTGGAGATTTCATTAACCTTTCAGCAACAAACTGAAGGTTGACAGGTATAATCATTTTCATACCTCTAAGAGCAATTTTCATTCCTCTTTCATCCTTCATGTCAGCGATATCAATTAACATCTGCTCAAGCGAAGTTTCGTTTAAGTCAGCTGCAGTCGATAGCTCGTTCTTTTGCGTTCCACTAAGTGTTGGGTGATCAGTAGCGCAAAGCTCCTTATCATCACCACCAAGGAAAGAACTGTTGAACGCTCTGTTAAGAACGTTAGCAGCCTTAATTTGCTTAGTGTTAGCCATAGATCTTGCTAAAGCTTTTGTGTATCTTGTGCTGATTTTGTCGTAGAGGTTATCCTCTACAGCTTCTTCAGTTAATGAGAAAGCCAAAGCGATTGTTTCGTGTGAGTAGCGTGCAGTGAAAGTTTCTTGTGCTGATTCATATACAACACCAGATCCTTCCGGTTTTACTTCTGCGTTGCCAAACCCACCTAGCATCACTTCTTCTTCAAAAGCACGGTCAGAATTTTCTAAATCAAAAATTTCTGTGTGCTGGTTTTCGTATCGGTCATATTCTAATCCGAACAAGGCATTCAAGCCAGGTTCGAGTTCTTTGACCAATTGCATTCTTGAAATTGCCATTATATCTCTCCTCTAGCTATTATGTTCCAGTGATACCTGTGCCTAATTTAACGTGTTCGTTAAACATAACGTACCAGTTAGCATTAGCACTTGAAGCATCATCGTTTTCTGGATCTTTCGTAATCCCAATGATTTTGACCTGTAAGCCAGCTGTAGTAGCTTCTGTTGAGTCGTCTATCTCGTTTTTAGATAGGCCGTTAACAGTGCTGCCTGCAGTTAGAACAGTATCAGTATTTTTACCGATGTCTGTTTTAGCTATTGTGCCATCACATTGAGCTTCAAAAAGCATGTACGGATCATCATAGATATACGCGTCAATATTAGTTGAACCAGAGATCGAACCTGCAGAGGTTACGTTTATGCTCCCTGGATAATAATTTGAGTAAGTTGGCTTTTTGCTAGTAGGGTCAATGTAGAAACAACCATTGAATACACCAAGAATAGTTGCGCCTGAAGCAGTTCCTTTAATAACGTAACCGCCAGACTGTAACACGTGATCTCCTTTAAAGATCGCTGTGCCATAGTTATCCTCAATAGTGTACATAGTTGTACCCATATTTTGAACACCACTACCGACTTTGCCAATTGGTCTTAACCCAAATGCTGCGTCAATATTAGCCATGATTTTATCCTCATAGTAATTTGTTACAACACACTCACCACGAGTGTGTCATTGTTTTGTAACTTATGGAGAAAAAAACTAGTTGTCTTTTTTACCGCCACCAAATGTTACGCGAGTTCGCCTGCTTTCATTATGTACAGGCATGCTAGGATGTTGGTCCTTTAAAGGATCGTTTGCAACAGCATCATCTTTATCTTGCGCAACTTGTGCAAAATAATGTTTTCGCTGCTCAACAATCTCATTAGGAATTCTTGCTAGCATCAAACCTCCAACAGCTATAACACCTTCATATCTACCTGAGTCCATTTGTGGCCATTCAGATTCTGGATATTCATCTGCTCTCACAAATTCCCATCCTTCTCTCATTCGTGCAGATACATTCTTTGAATCCATCTGTCCGACTGTTTCGGCCCTAATCCAACGGTGTTTAAATCCGTTAGGTGCAGGTGGTGCATCTAGTTGTGATGGTGGAGTCCATGGTTTCCTTTGCTCGGTTTTAGCTCGGGTTTCTGACTCGCGTGATGGTAGTTTACTTTTTATATTTGTATTCATATGCCTACTCCTTCACGTACTTCGCATATTCGCTTAGCGGCACACCTAATTTTTTTGCAATGGCTACCTGTGACGGTGTGAGTCTCACAGAACCTTTACGCGCCTTTCCCGGTGCTGCTCTGTTAGCAGAGGCAACTGTTTGAGAAGGCGAAACTTGTTGTTCAAATTTATGAGGAAAAGTGTCCCTCATTCTTTTGTCTACTTCACTATAGTATGAATCTGATTGCGGGTCAAATCCTTCTTCCATTAGTTTACGATGAATTGAGAAAGAAGTCAAGGTCATTGGTTCATCTGTACCAAACCATTCGTTCTTTTCAGCCCAATCTTTAGCTTTTGGGTCAGGTTGACGAGGTGGTGCAGGCTGCCTAGGCATAGGTTGCTGAGGCATTTGTGGTTGATTTGGGTCAACCCCTTGAGCTTGCATCTCCTGTTGTAGTCTCTCTCTTTGTGCTTTATGCGAAGCTGCACGTTCTTCCTCTATAGACAATCTACTTATTTTAGCTTGCGCTTCCACTTGTTTGTCTACATCACCAAGATCCATGGCTTGTTTTAATTCGTTCTTTGCTTGTGTCATCTGTGCTTCCACACGATCTGCAAACTCAGTTACGTAACCTGTATCTAGTTGATTTGATCTGACTGCTTGAGTTTGTGCTTCTTTCTGCACACCTTGTGCATATTGCACAGCAGCTTGTTCACGTCTTTCAGCTTCTCTTAATCTTTTTGTAAGTTTATCAATTCTTGATTGAACTTTATTACCATAGTCATCCATTTCATCTGAAGATGCTGTCTGTACTTCTGTTTCTACAGCAGGGGTATCTTCGTCTAAATTTATGGTTTTTGCAGTATCTGAT